TTCTTTTAATTTAACATTTAATTCATACTCAAACTGCATTAATTCTCTTTTAGTTCTAGCTTCAATTTCTAATTTTTTAATTTCTAATTCAATATCTGCTGTTCTATATTGAATTTTAGATTCAGTTTTAACTTGTTCTGCTTGTGTTTTAGCATTTTCAACTTCAATTTGAGCTTGTCCCTGTGCTTGAGCTTGTGCTGCACTTGCCGCTTGAGCTTGTTGTTGATCAGCTTGTTGTTTTTGTATTCTTCTATACTTCAACAGTTGATTTGCTAATTGTATATTGTTTATTTCTCTAACATCTATAGCGTCTTCTAAAAATATACTACCACTAGCTAATGCTACTTGAATGTTGGCTTCAACTAAAGCTTTTTCTTGCTCATCTGGTTCTAATTCTAAGAATATACCAAATTCATGTAAATGCATATCTTTCATTTCTTCTAAAGATCCTACTGAAAAAGGACCTAAAGCACTTATGAAAGCTTTTTTAGTAGGATGATATTCTAAAACATCTTTAAATCTTAAAGCAATGTTTTCAGCTAATCTGGTAGTTATATACATGCTACTGTCTAGTATATGTCTAGTAGCAACATTACTATTAGCTGCAGCTAGCTTTTGAACACCAACTAAGGCTTTTGGATCTGGATCAGAACCATCTCTAGCTTCATTTAATCCAGTGATGTCTCTCATCATCTGAATGTATTGATTATAAGCGCCAACAAGTATTTGAACTTGTCCACCACCACCACCGGGAAGTTCTGTAATTGGAACTTTACCTAAGTTTTGATCTCCATCAACAGTAAGTGATCTACCTATAATAGATCCTGTTTGGAAATACATGTTTAAAGCCTCTTGAGGATTATAATTAGTTCCATTACCTAAATCTATTTCAGCTAAACCATCTGCATCTAAATAAACACCTGAAGGTGTCATTCTTTGAATAGCTTGTTGCATTTTTAAATGCGTTAACTGTATTAGATCAGCATAAGGCATCATTTTAGATACTAATGAATTTATAGATCCTCTATATATTCTAGGAGCACTAACAACATAGTTCATTAAAACTAAGTTAGTATTAGAGTTAGGTCTAACCATGTTAGATGCTTTCTTCCATTTTAAAAGTTCATTTGAACCTAGTATTAAAACACCTTCATATACTACCTCAACAGCTTCTGCTACTTTATTAAACCTTACATTTTCATCTTCTGGCGGATCAAATGAATCATCTTTTTCAATTGCTTTTTTACCACCTGTAGATGTTTCTTTTATTTTATATACGTTATTTTCCCAAGTTTTCCAATTGAAATATAATACCGAAACAATATTGTCATCATTATTGTTTTGATTATTAGAGGTATCATTGTAAGATGTCCAGTCATAACTTTGTCTAGCTAACTCCCTAAACTCTTCATTTGAAGTATTAGGAAATTCTTTTTTTAATTCATTTAATTTAACTCTTTTAACTTCGCCAAAATAATAGCAATCGCTAAAATTTGGGTCTTCAGTGTAAGACCATATTAAATTAGCTGGATCAACATAGTTTAGTTTAATACCATCTGTGTTGTTGAAAGTACATTTACTGGCACCTATTCCAAGAACAGCTAAATCATAATCAACACGTTTTTTAATTTCTTTATAATCATTAGATAAAAACACATTGTTAATAGCTTGCTCTTCAGCTATTTCAATACCTTGCTTATAATTAAGTTGCATAAACAATTGAAACTCTTCACTGTTTAAAGGTAATTGGTCTTCTGGAACTGTTCTAGGTGCTTGACCTAGTTCTGTTTCCATAACTTTAAGTAATTCAGCTGCTGCTAAATCTCTTTCTATACCTTTTACATATTTAGTTTTTCTATCTGTAGACAAAGGATCTTGTCCTACGGCTTTTATAGAAAAAAGTCTATCTTGCATACCGTTAACAACTATGTCAACAAACTTAGGTATAATAGGTACAGGCTTCCAGTCTAGGTTTAAGTAAGACAAATCTCCATTTACAGAAAATTCATCTTTATACTTACCTATAGACTGTTCACCTCTAGCGTATAGTCTAAGCATATGGTATTGATTAGAAGATTGATAATACCTTCCTACGTTGCCGTCTCTATTAAACCAATCTTGCTCAATAGCTTTAGCTACCTGCGTGCCGTACTCATCTGAACGCTTTTCAGCGTCGGAAACTGCCTGACTCGGGAATGAGCTGTATTGCCCTGTTGTTACTGCCATATTTATCTTATTATCTCACTTCTTGAGCCTTTGTTGTTATATTTAGAAAAACCAAAGTCAAGTTTTTTTACTGTTCGTTCTGCGTTAGGTCTGTACATGTGTTTTCTACAGGCCATTAGAGCTAAACCACTACTAATAGAGGCATCATGAGCTGTTCGCTTTGATATATCAAATCTAGCCCAATCTTCTAATGTTCTTTGAAAAAACATATTGCCATGATCTTCTTCTCTAGAACCTACATATTCTTCTATGTAAGATTCTATAGCAGCTGCATGTGCTTGTTTTATATCTTCTGAAGTATTTGGAATACCTCCTAATTCTAATTCTGTTTTAGATAGCTTGTTTCTTAATCTATCTGGTCTATTCATAGAGAAACCTCTATAACCTCTTCTTTTAAAATGATATAATAATCTTGGTTTATTGTTTTCAGCTAATATTGGCATTGAATAAAATGCACACGCCATTAACACATCTTCAAAAAATACTTCAGCAGTTTGAGGTCTAGCTATGTATTCCAAAAAAAACTTAGTACTAGGTATTAAAGGATCCATTGAGTATGTAGTTAAACCATGTAAAGCTCCATTAGAACCTCCACCGCCAACTGTTCCTGATATATCGTAAGAGTCACAACCAAATGCACCTAAACCATCATTACCTGGATATTTAATACCACTTTTGTTTATTATATTATTTTGAAACTTAACAGGTGGTATCCATGATATATAAAATCTACCTTTTAAGTTTGGTTGCCAAATAACTTTACTATCTACCTTTCCATTGGCCCAGCCAAAGTTACCTCTAGCAACATGACCTTCTCTTGTTATTTCTTCATTAAAATCTATTTGTTCATAAATTTTAGTTAAATTAAATAAAGAGTTTACTGTTTCATCTCTAAAAGCATGTTTTTCTGATCTTGGAAACTGTCTGTAGTATTCGTTTAAAGCATCACTATCGTTCTTTAAACCATCAACCTCATTTTCCCAGTGTTCGATAACTCCCGTATAAATCTTATCTCCATCAATTCCTTCAACCGGTTTTGATGGTGAATCGAAGACAGGATACCCATACTTATCGATAAATCCTTCGTAACCCCATTCCATAGGTATGAACAAAGAATATAATCCACTTGCAGTCTGGCCATTGCGGTTTCTATTTGTAACATCTGAATTATAAAATAATTTTTTAAAGTTATCTCCTCCTTTTGCTAAAGCATTAGAAGTTGATCCCATCATACATTTACCTACTATTCTTGCACCGAGCCTGAGGCAGGTTTTCGTGACCCTCCAGTTGTTGAGGATGTTGTCGGGCCTCTCCCACTTCCCCGATTCGTCGTGGACGAGGAGTTGTAGTTTCTCCCCATCGTACGAGTTGTCTCCTGTGTTTTTCCAGTCGATTGTGGTATCCAAGCCTTCTCCCAGTTTTTCTTCTTCTTTACCGGTTTCCTTAAGGGAATTTCTGGTAAGTCTTCTTGAGGGAATCTTATAGGATAATTCTGTTTTGGGACGTTCCATTCCGTCCTGTATTGGTTTGAAGAAAAACGGGTAATTGATTGAAATGGGTACAATCTTGTCCGTGAACATCTTCTTAGCATCCGCTCCAGTCTTAGATAAGACCCCAAACCTTGAGTCTTTAGAGGTAGTTGCCAAGTTGACTGTCTCTGAAGACGCCATAAAGCTAAATCCAGACCGTCTATTCTTAAGGTAGCACATTCCATAGCTACGTCTATCGGCCTTACACGCCTCCCAAAAGTAGTAAAATATCCTGTTTGCCTGTCTAAAATCAGGTGATCCCACGTCGATCTTTGTCCAAGTGAGATAGATATAGTGCGATCCTGTAATGTAGTTTGGGGCACCGTTGCACATGAACCAATAACCAGCATCCCTGTTAGTAAACTCACTATCAATGTAAGGATAGTATTTTT